CTATCTGTGATTCTATTTTGGGGAGGACTTCGTCTCGCACAAACGCATCAATTTCTTGTACATTCAGCAAACTCATATTTTAATCCTCCGGGATATCATTATCCCCTAGTAACTTTTCTTACTTGTCTTCCTGGAGGCATATTAGATGATAGGACGTTAACTTTTTCTTTTTCTTCCCACTCTTTTTTAGCGTCTGATACAGCCTTATCAATCTTCTTCTGGGTTAACCTCTCTCCGTAATGCTTGTTATAAGCCTCACGCATATCAGTTATCTTATACTTAGTTGCTGTCTCAAGAATTTTATCCGTATCAGCCTCTGGATCAGCCATCTGAATTTTGACCATATCCATTATCTGTTTATACCCCTGTCTCAAGGTACTGGATAAGTTAGCCTGAAGATCTTCTAGCTGCCCCTGCATCTTCTTGTCGAGCTTAACAACATCCTCTTCTGCTTCGCTCTCGAAGAATTTGTCCGAGTCGTCTGTGGGAGAATCGGTTTCTTTCTCCGCTTCCCGGTTAACCCAGTTGGTGTAGTTTTCGATACCTTCTGCGTTGTCCTTGTACCACTTTTGCCACTCTTCCGCACTCTTCTTCTCTTCTGCAAAGCCTTCTCGCTCTCTTGCCAATGCCTGGGTTTTCTTTGTGTAGTCGGCTTGAAAACCTTTCTGATACTTTTCTACAATCTCTTTGACTGCAGGATCAAGTTTATCAATATCCTCTACACCTTCGACACTAACCTGGTCATCGCTTGCAGCACCATCACTGGGCGATCCACCATCCACTACATCATCTACCATTGTCACTACCTCCTGCTGACTTGTTGAGAAAGTCCGAAGATTGTTTCTCAAGGTCTGCTATATTTTATACTTAGACTTGATACTACAAGTTTATGCAGGCTCGTCTAAGTGCTTATATTTATATTCCTCCACCGCCTTTTGTAACGCTTTCGGTGGATGCCTGTTGAGCATGCGGCGATGCCATGTTAGTGGGGTTCGGTGCACTACCACCAGAACCATTCCCACCGGATAAACCTGCACCTCCAACACTGCCCCCCTGGGCCATTAATCCATCTTCATTTTTTAACATCATCTGTGCCTCTAGGTTGGCCTTCATCATAGCCTGTTCCTCAGCTTCCATGCGGGCTATAATGTCTGTCCTCCCAGGCCAATCCATGGTCTCTAAAACAGCCTGACGATCAAGCAGAGGCTTGGGCTGTGCCTGATACATCTGCAAAGCCATCATATTCTTCTGCCAGTCGTTCATAGACATAGATGATCCTGNTCTTATCTTAAAGAGAAATTCTTTCCATCCATCCTTCTTATCTTTAAACTTCTCTCTCATGAGCTTCTTTGCAAACTTAAATTTTATATACTCATCCTTATCCCCTACACGCCACATGAGCTGATCGGAAGTTTCAAACTGAAAGATGCGGGAAATAACTTTTTCTCCTATTCTTTCAAGCATTGATTCCAACGCTCTTGATTTCAGCCTGATGACACCCATAGCAGCAGTCTGTAACGCTTCTATCGCCACACCACTCTTTACCTCGCCTGGACTTTTGCCCTGGACCACCTCTGTGTTTCCGGATAGTTTCTCTATGGCTTGCTCTACGTATTGAATCACGGAGAACATAGTTTGAGGCAACGGNGGTGCAGCTTCCCTTTTAAGCTCTGTCCCGGGACGCTTCTTGACCTTAAGACCAGGTACATTGTCAAGATCGTCCCATTGGGTAGGCTCTAACGCAGTAGAGTCTCCAATCCAGATAGCATTAGTCATCAGCATTGCATTCTCCGCTATCAATGCTATGAGTTTATTAAGAAGCTTCTGAAGCTCTATGAGGTTGGTAATGTCACCACGGCCCCATGCAGAATCGGGGTGCCTGTGCCAGTCAAGCAAGTCCTGAGGGAACATACCGTCCCAATAGGGATTCTTATTGTCTTGTACTAAAGCGCCGCCAGCAACAATGATCTGTCGGCCACCGGGGTATTTAGGGCCACCCCTACCAGAAGTCCTGTCTTTTAGCCAATACTCCCTTACAAGGGATCTTTTAATGGCACCCTTTTTACTGAGAGAAGTAAGTCTCCTTACTGTTTTTCCAAGAACGCCCCGCTGCCTGGTGCGAGCCAGTTCAAGCGGTGCATCGTTCTTAATATCCTTTGCCTTGTTGGGATACATTTGTTTCAGTAAAGAGGTTGGCTGTATCTGTTCTATTCGTACATACTCCCCATCCTTCAGCTTCTGAGCAGCAGTTACCATAGGGTCAAAGTTAATGTTACGAGGATCTACACACTGCACAGTTATATCACCACGACCATGCCGTAATGATCTGTCAAAAAGGGTATTGGTGCCACACGAGCCAAATAGCTCTGCATAGAAAACAATATCAGTCAAAGTCATGTCAAGTGAATGAGCTGACCATTTAGCCGCTATAATATCTACAAGTGCATCTGCTACGTCCTGCAGGGAATCACTAAAAGGCAAGATATCCATGAATGGCTTATTATCAGTCATCATGGATGTCTTTTTTTCTATTGCCTGTTGTAAAAAATTAAGAACCGGAGATAGCTTATGGTCTGGTCTATAGGTTCCCCAGTGAGACTTCCCTAAATAAAACTCCGGTATGTCCTTCCAGTCCTTAGAGACATAGCTCTCTTTGAAATCATCCATCTCGTTATCAATTTCATCAAGATAACGCATGATGGTGTCTTCGTTGGTCCCGACTATTTCCCTACCCCTGGCCATTAAGCAATACCCTCATGTTTAAGCATCTGCTGTTTTTCCCACTTGACAGCATCTACCTCTTCTTCTTTGCCCCTGCTCTTTTCAGAAGGTTGCAATACTCCAGTCTTGCTCTTGTCTTTTGCTTCTTTGGCGCAGCTGTTTGAGCAATACAATTGTCTAATATTGNTCCGTCCTGTGATAACTCGGTTGCAATTCTTACAAATAAGCTCGGAATTGAAGCCAACAATCTTGTTCTCCCATTCTGGCTCAAGGTCAGGATTATAGTAATCTACCTGTTTATAGAGCCGGTTAAGAATGCCCATCAGATAGATTCCAATGTCATTCGTGTCAGAGTCCTTTGCCGCTATCTTGAAATCATCTAACATGCCCGGATGCATGTTCTTTAAAATAAATTCTGCACAGGCATTAAGCTGAACTATTCTCTCCCGGCTAATGTCTCTCTGTGCCTGTTCATTATGAACGCTACAATACTCCTCTCCCTTTAATGCCGCTTTCTTACATCGCTCCCCCTTCTCCTTCTTGAACTTGCAAATGCGTTTTTCTGTAGCCATGTTCCTCCATAAAAAAAACAAGGATATCGTATATACCCTTGTTTTCGCTATGTTTTCTCCGTTATGTTCACCAGGTGCACCAATCGCAATATATAGTTCTTATACCTAGTGAAACATACTTTTTCTATTTTGTCCGATTATATCTCTTAAACCATTGATTTATAACACTATAGGTCAGCAATCCCCCTTTTTGCAATATAGTACGGAAGATTAGCCATTGACTGTTCACTAAGCACGCCAGATAGGATTAACTCCTTAACATAATTGTAGTTTCCCATCCTAGGAGACAGGTTCATGGCGGTTTTAAAACAATGTTCAGCAGAGGCGATATCGCCTAAAAGCTTATTGGCTATGCCACGTACTGTATAAATCATTGCAGCTCCAGTACTAGTATCCTCTATCTGATCAAATACCATAGACTCGGTGAGTTCAACCGCCCTCTTTGGGTTATTAGCATCTATGGCTCTCATTGCCAACAGGCAACCAACAACATTGCTAAAATCAGGATGTTCTTCATATACCAGATTCTTCCCAACCGCATTAAAAAACTTATCGTATCTACCATAAAACTCCATTAATGTCTCATATGAATCCCCAACAGTAGGTGCATTTGATGCACCTAGTTCAGCGAGAACAAGCATACACTTATTATGCCCGTCATGGTCAAGCGCAATGACCCTGTAGCCCATCATACTTAAATAGGCCCTGATTGTTATAGGTGTAAAGGTATATGTATGTGCACAGGAAAGAAAACCCCCAACAGCCGACCCTGGGTATGGATACCACGCATCAGACACCTCGATCAATATCTTGCCACCTGGATTCAGGTATTTATGTAAACGGCCAAGTAGCACCTTTGGAGAATGGACATGCTCAAGCACATCACAGAGAGTAATGAGATCATACCTGTTATCCATTGGGAGCTCCTCTATCACCTTGTTTATTAAGGAGTATCCAAAGATGTTATGTGAGATTTTACAATTTCTTTCACCCGCCTCTATGCCGCTAACAACTGCACCCATTGTCTCCATGGCATGCATAAATATTCCAGTTGAAGCACCAACATCTAATACCTTCATACCGCTCAAGTCAAAATCAATACTATCAAACCAATCCATCCTGTAAACAGAGTTCACCGTTTCCTGTACAGCATTGTTCCTGCTTATATGAGTAACGTTCTCTGTCTTATATGTCTTTATATATTCATCACTCATATAAAACTGCTTGAGTGTCCTGGGAGTCATCATTGGGCTCTTATATATCAAACCACAGTCTTTACACATAACGTCTGTATCGTGAACTATCTCTTCTCCGGCCATCACCTTTAACCCATCAGTCCACGCCTCTTTCTTATGTACCAGGTCACTGTCACTATGACCACATAAGTCACAACTACGCTCTATCAATTCATATTTCATATTAATAATCCAGCCAATGGTTACTTTTTTTCTTCCTTGAAGGATCAAAATCATCCTGCTGAAGCTTGTCCAGAACCTTTTTCTTCTCTTCCTTTGGGTCCTGAACTCCCATACTGTCTACATCACTCATATTGTATTCTAAGTCTATCACCTTCAAGCCTATTAAAAATGCATCAACCCTGTCATCCTTCCCAGACCCATATGCACTGGCAGAAAAGTGAGATTCCTCCCTTACATAAATCATCATCTCATTAACCAGCAGGTCGCTGTTTATTATAACCAGACCATTGTTTACACAATGCCTACCATAGGAAAGTAGCGCCGGTTTTGTAGAGACATCTGTCTTCCATCCTAGCTTACTCTTCGATATCCTTTCAACAACATCAAAGGTCTGCCTTTTAAAAATATTCCAATAGTCCATTCTCTGTGCCTCTGACAGCACGGCATGGCCGTAGCCGAATACTTCGGGAGCAAATAACGCTTCATTATATCGATGCGATAAATGAACCGCTATTTGCCCTAAGTATTCTGCCCCGACCTTTCCGTGCCACTCAGCGGCCTGTACAGCTATAAGCCCCTCCTTTAGCAGGTTCATTACCCTCAATACCTGTATACACCCAAAATCAGTTGCTCCCGGTTCACCACTACAAGCGTCTATAGAGACGACATATTTTGCCCCGGCAATCGGATCCTCCCATACTTTTAAATGCCCTGATGAATCATGGAATACTCTTTTAACATCTATCTCGCCCTTCCATAACGGCCCCTTTACTGACCGCTTATACTCCCTAAGCTTCTCGCGACTAAATATGGGGTTACCGCTGACAATAAAGGCTTCTTCCGGGGTTGTCGGGT